TAAGAAATTCTTTAACAGGAACTTCAGTTACTAATCTTTTTGATGATATCATGACCCTGTCTTATAAAGACAATGGTAATTGGATATATAAAGAATGGCCAATTACAACAGACCCTGGAAACAAAGCAATGAAAGAATACCATAATCCTAAAGGTGTAGCAAGACTAGCACCAGGACAATATAGAGGTTCTCATTGCATTGGTTTACATAAAGGACAGTATGAAGCATTAACACAAAAGAATGCAGTAACAATCTGGAGAGATAATAATAAGAATCTTCTTCATGATATGCAGATAATTGACAAAGGTTTATTTGGAATTAATATACATAGAAGTAATCCTAAAACAGAATCTACATATGTAGAGAATTGGTCAGAAGGATGTCAAGTATTTAAAAGAGCAAAAGACTTTAAAGAATTTATGGACATATTACATAAGGCAAAAGATATACATGGTAATTCTTTTACTTATACATTAATTGAATCAAAAGATATAATATTATGAAATTTAGAAACAGCTGGAGATCAGCAACAAAACAATGGGATAAGTTAATGATTAGATTAAGAATCTCTTCATTAGATATTCTAACAGTAGAGATAGATATCTCTAGAGACTTTTATTTATTAACAGTAATGAACTTTACATTTAAAAACAGGTAATCATGATAGATGACAAAAATCAGATCATTAGATCTATGAAAAGCTATGGTGTTGGTGGTGCTTCAGATACTTGTTTTGATGGTGGAGGTAGAAAACGTGGAAAAGGTTGTCACTCAACAACTAGATATGGACACAGAAGTGTTCCTGAAGGAGTTAAAAAAGTAGCAAAAGTTGCTGCTGTAGTTGGTGCTGGTGCATTAGGTTATGCTAAAAATATTGGTGGCATAAAAGATAAAGTCAAAGAACTTATAAATCATAAGAAAGGTGGACCAGTTAAAAAGAAAATGGAGTTAGGTGGTTGTGTAGGAGATGATCCAACCACAGGAAAGAAATGTGTAAAAAAACCAAAACGCCCTCTTGCTGATGGTATAGGTGGAAATAAATTAGGTTCAAATATTAAAGACATGTTTACACAAAAGAATAGACCTAGTTCTAGACCAAAAAAGCTTAGATCTTAATTAAGCTTCTCTACATATAGAAATCCAGGTAACTTAAATTATCTGGATTTTTTTATTTAAATATATTTGATTTAAACTTATTATGTATATATTTGTTTAAACTTAAAAAATATAGTAATGGAAAACCAACAAGAAAACCAAGACATGGAGAACTTATCTCCAGAAGAATTAGCTGCTAGAAAAGAACAAATGCTACAGTTTTATACTGAGTCACTTAGATATCTAGAAGCTCAATTAAAGTATGAAGTAGTTCTTACTGATATTGATGAGTGCAGATTTAAAAGAGCACAGATACAAGTTCAGTATGCAATGATGATGGAAAGTACTCAGAATCCAAATCCAAATGATGGTATATTAGATGAAGATGATGAATCTGAATTACCACAAGAAGGAAGAGTTAATCCAGAAACAGTAAGTAGAAAGCTTAAAAAACAGTAATTATGGCTCTGGTAAACCAAGTACAGAAGCGTGTTAAAATGCCTAAATGGGATGTTGTAAAGTTTCAGATTCTTACACACTGTTATATTAATCATATAACAATGAGTGAATCAGATTTAAACTGTCTTACTTTACTTAGTTTTAATGAACCACTTGAGCTTACACATTTTTGTTATGATGCTTCTGCAGATGAAGAATGGATATTTAAGTCTCCACAAACTGTAAGAAATTGTATTAATAAAGCTGAGAAAAATGGATTAGTAATAAAAGATACTGATAATAAAAAACTTATTAAACTAAATCCAATACTAAAAATACAGACTAAAGGTACAGTACTTCTTGATTATAAATTTTTAGGCAATGATACCCAAGAAAGCAAATAAATTATATATCAGTGTTGCTGAAGAATTAAACCTAAATGAATCTCTTATAGAAACTTTTATAGACTATTATTATAAACAAGTAAGAGAACATTTAACAACTTTAAAATACCAAAGAATAAACATTACAGGGTTGGGACATTTTGTAGTTAAAAAAGGATTAGTAAAAATACATATACCAAGAATTACTAAGTCTTTAGAGAATCATGATACCTCAACCTTTGGTGCATTCTTTAATAAAAAAGGTATGGAGTTAAAGCTTGAACAACTTATACAGTTAGAAGAACAGATTAATAATGAAGCAAATAGAAAAGTAAACTTTTTAAAGACTAAACATGAAGAATATACTAAAGATAATATGGGATAATAAAACTCAGATAATGGAAGGTATTAAGAATGCAGTACTTAGAGATGAATTTGTTGAGGATGTTGCAAGATTAAGACATGATGTATGTGATAGTTGTCCTAGTAAAGGAACTGATTGTGCAGTTAAAGGTACAAGTCCTTGTTGCAATGAATGTGGTTGTTCATTAGCATTTAAAACTAGATCACTTTCATCTGAATGTCCATTAGGTAAATGGTCTGCATTAGTAACAGATGAAGAAGAAGATAAATTAGATGAATTATGAGTATAGTATTTCAAGCATCAGATCATACTTATAAAAGTATAGATAGTTCAGAAGGTATAAATTGGGTGAGTGTAACTACTTTAGTTTCTAACTTTAAAAAATCTTTTGACTCAAAATCAGTTGCAGAAAAAGTCTCAAAAAATAAAAAATCTAAATGGTATGGTATAGAACCAAAAGCTGTACAAGCCATATGGAATGCAGAGTCTGATAGAGCAATGACTCTTGGTACATTTTATCATAACCAAAGAGAAGCTGACTTATGTTCTTTAGCTTCAATAGAAAGAGAAGGTATAACAGTTCCTATATTTGTTCCTAGTGGTGAGAACAATGGAATAAGATTTGCACCATCACAAAAATTAGATCCAGGAGTATATCCAGAACATATGGTATATCTTAAGTCTGCAGGTTTATGTGGTCAATCAGATTTAGTAGAAGTAATTAATGGTAAAATAAACATCATAGATTATAAGACTAATAAAGAAATTAAAACTGAGTCATATAAAAACTGGGAAGGTATATCAGATAAAATGAGTACACCCATATCTTCACTAGATGACTGTAACTTTAATCACTATGCATTACAGTTAAGTATTTACATGTATATCATACTTAAACACAACCCAAAATTAAAACCTGGGTATATGCATATACATCATATTCTATTTGAAGAAGAAGGTAAAGATGAATATGGTTATCCTATTACTAGTTATAATAGTAATGGTGATCCAATAGTAAAAGAAGTAGTAGTATTAAAAGTGCCCTATCTATATGATGAGGTTATAGCAATTATTAACTATATTAAAGATAACCCAATTAAAAAGAAATAATATGTTAGTAAGACTATTTGATGTACAAAATGGTATTGTAGTACCAACAGAACATTGCTATACACTAAAGGCTTTAAAAGATGTTATGGATAATTATCCAGAAGATTATTTAAAGATATACTTATACCTGTTTTATATGACATGTCCTAATCCAGATATGAATCCATTTTTCTATACACCTGATATGGATAAAGAATATTTAATCATGAAGGAAATAGATGGAGACTTTTCATTAGAGGATGATGATATACATGTAGCTCTACAATTTTGTCAAAGAATGTATGAGACACCAACATCAAGAGCATATAAAGGTATTTCATCTATGTTAGATAGATTAGGAAGATATATGGAAAATACTGCCATTACAGATGGTAGAGATGGTAACATTAATTCTATAGTTGCTGCAGCTAAAAACTTTGACCAGATTAGAGCATCATTTAAAGGAGTATATAAAGATCTACAAGAAGAACAGCAAAGTAAAGTTAGAGGTGGAATTGGTATGGCATATGATCAATAATCTTTTGATAATCAGACACTTATGAATTATAAAAACATATATAACAAACTTATAACTAAAGCAAAATCAGAAATTAGAGTAAAATCTGATACTGTTTATTATGAGGCACATCATATAAAACCAAGATCTTTTGGAGGTGAAGGTGATTGTAGAAATACTAATCATCCAAATATTGTGTTATTAGCTCCTAAAGAACATTATATAGCTCATTTATTACTTGTTGCAATATACCCAAATTCTCCAGCAATGCATAAAGCATTATGGAATATGTGTAATTTAAAAAAAAATGTAAGATACATTCCATCAGCTAAAACTTATTGTAAAATTAGACAAGAGTATATTAAAAAAACTATAGGTTCTGGGAATCATTTTTTTGGTAAAACTCATTCAGATGAAAGTAAATTAAAAATTGGAAAAGCTTCATTAGGTAGACAAACTTTTTTAGGTAAACTTCACACTAAAGAAACTAAAAATAAACTGTCAGATTATAGAAAAGGAAAACTTTTATCTGATGAAACTAAAAATAAAATAAGTATTAGTATATCTGGAGGTAAGCATTATAATGCTAAAAAAATTATATGCACTAAAACAAATATAATTTTTGGTTCAGGTAAAGAATTATCAGAATATTTGAATAAACCCTTTAGTACTATAAGAGCTTATTTAAATGGTAGAAACAAAACTCCTAATTGGTTTCATTATAAAAGAACTTAATTATGGATGATATTTATAAAGATATTCCTACATGGGATAATGGCACATGGACAACAACATCTTTTGAATCAAGAGATGAATGGAGAGACTTTTTATTTTCCTTATTTAGAGAACCTGGTAAATATGAATTCAATGAGGTAACTAATAATATATTTATTGCTGAGTCTAGAAAGTTTAGAGAAACTAAAATATACTGTACTGCACCATTTAAATCTAAAGACTTTGTTAATTACTGGGATGACCAAAAAAATAAATGCAGACTAGGAGTATTAGTTAAGTCAAATAATAAAACATGGTATCTTACTAGAGACTATTATATGTGGCTAAACTTCTTACCTATCTTTGATAAAGAACAACAAAAGTTTGACTTTGCTCAAATAAGAGATGCACAATATCATATGGCATTATATGAAGTACTTGCAGAGTTATTTTATTTACATGCTGCTATACTAAAGAAAAGACAGATTGCATCTAGTTATTTTCATGCAGGTAA